TTCTAGTGGTGGAGGAGGTGGTGGATCAAATAGATACGAACCACCAAAGAAAAAAAATCCAGTAGTAGAATTTGTAAAAGGTGGTGGAATAACAGGAGCTGTTATTAGAGGTATTAAAAAAGGTGCTGCAGAAAGTAAAGCAAAAAAAGAAGCGAATGTAGAAATGGGTTTAGGTACAGACAGAATGTCTAACTATAGCACAGGTCAAGGTGGTACAAGATCAGATGGTGGTAATAGCAATGTAGGTGCAGCAACATCAAGTGGTATGGTTGTACAAGCACCAACAGTAACATCACCAACAACTGCAGAAGTATCTCAAGTAACTTCAGAAGAAGCAAGAGCTTCAGCAAATGAATTAATTTTAAAAAAAAGAAAAGGTAGAGGAAGATCATCAACAATATTAACATCAGCTCAAGGTGTACAAGATAACAAAGGTTTGACTTTGGGTAAACCAAGTCTATTAGGATAATATGGCACAAACAGATTTAACAAAAAAATTATTAAAAAGATTTGATCGTTTAAAATCAAACAGACAAAACTGGGAAAGTCATTGGCAAGAAGTTGCAGACTATATGCAACCAAGAAAAGCTGATGTTACTAAAACAAGATCTAAAGGTGATAAGAGAACAGAATTAGTTTTTGATTCTTCTCCAATGCAAGCAGTAGAATTATTAGCTGCATCACTTCATGGTATGTTGACGAACCCTGCTACTCCTTGGTTCTCATTAAAATTCAAAGGTACAGATTTAGAAAATGATGACGATGCTAAAGCATGGTTAGAAGAAGCTACAGAAGTTATGTACACAGCATTTAATAGATCTAACTTCCAACAAGAAATATTTGAACTGTATCACGATCTAATTACATTTGGTACAGCAGCAATGTTTATCGAAGAAGATGAAGAAGATATTTTAAAATTCTCTACAAGACATATTAATGAAATGTATATTTCAGAAAATGACAAAGGTAGAATAGATACAATCTTTAGAAAATTTAGATTAACAGCTAGAGCTGCAATACAAAAGTTTGGTGCTAATGTTTCTAATAACATTGTAACTACACACAGAAAAGATCCATATGAAGAAATAGATATTATTCATGCAGTATATCCAAGATCAGACTTTGATCCTAAGAAACAAGACAAAGGCAATATGCCATTTGAATCTGTTTACTTTGAAGCAGGAACAGGTGATGAATTATCTGTATCTGGATTTAGAGAGTTTCCATTTGTAGTACCAAGATACTTAAAAGCATCACACGAAATTTATGGTAGATCTCCAGCAATGACAGCTTTGCCAGACGTTAAGATGCTAAATGAAATGTCTAAGACTACAATTAAGTCTGCACAGAAACAAGTTGATCCACCTTTACTTGTTCCAGATGATGGATTTATTTTACCAGTAAGAACAGTTCCTGGTGGATTAAACTTCTACAGAGCAGGAACTAGAGATAGAATTGAAACTTTAAACATTGGTGCGAACACTCCATTAGGTTTAAACATGGAAGAGCAAAGAAGAAACTCAATTAGAAATGCTTTCTATGTAAACCAACTAATGATGCAGAATGGTCCACAAATGACAGCAACAGAAGTTATCCAACGTAATGAAGAGAAGATGAGATTGCTTGGTCCAGTTCTTGGTAGACTTCAATCTGAATTATTAAAACCATTAATTGATAGAGCATTCTCTTTGATACTTAGAAAAAATTTATTCCCACAAGCACCAGACTTCTTAGCTGGTCAAGATGTAGAAATTGAATATGTATCACCTCTTGCTAAAGCACAAAAGTCTACAGAGTTACAATCTATTATGAGAGGTATAGAAATATTAGGATCATTAGCAAATGTTGCTCCAGTATTTGATCATGTTAATATGGATAAACTTGTTAAACATTTAATGGATGTTGTAGGTGTTCCACAAAAAGTTTTAAAATCTAGTTCAGAGGTTCAAGCAGATAGACAAGCTGCACAAGAACAACAAGCACAACAACAACAAATGGCACAGATGCAACAATTAGCTGAAACTGCTGGAGCTGCTGCACCAATGGCAAAAGCATTACCAGATGAAGCTAGAGCATTAATTAACGCAGAGGAATAATAAAACCATAGAAAGGATCTTATGCAAGATGAAAAAGCTGTACACGAGTACATTAAAAAATTAAGAGATAATTATAAATTTATTTTTGAATCAGATGAAGGCAAAGAAGTTTTATCTGATCTAGAAAAAAGATGTCACTTTTATTCTACTACTAACATTAAAGGAGATAGTCATGAGAGTGCATACATGGAAGGTCAACGTAGCATCCTTCTATTTATTAAACAAATGCTACAAAAGGAAAAGGATAAATAACCATGTCAGAAGAACAGACAACTCAAGTAACTGAGCCTGTAGAAACGACACAAACTACAGCACCTGTTGCACCAACTATTGCAACAACTAATACTTCTACTCCAGCAACTTGGAAAGAAACTATTAGCGAGGAATTTAGAACTAACCCTAACATAGAAAAGTTTACAGAGATTGATGCTCTAGCTAAAAG